GACGGGCACGATGGCCGGAGCCGGAGCCGGAGCCGGAGCCGGAGCGGGAGCCGATACGACGGCGGCAGACAGCAGCCCGAAGTCGAACGGGGTGCCCGCCTCCGTCTCGTCGACGCGGGTCGCCTCCGTCGTGCTCGCGTCGGGCTCGGGGAGGGTCTTCTCGGGCCACAGGCTCGTGGAAATCCAGTTCGCGATCGCAGGGACGTCGTCCGCGAAGTCCGAGTCGAAGGCGATCCAGGCGTCGGCGACCTGAACGCCGACATCCCCGAGCATCTTGGCGCTTGCGTGAGCGTCCTCGGGCAGCTCCTCGCTGGTGTACATGTACAGGTGCTGCGCCCGGCCGCGGAAGCCATCCTCGTTGATGGTGCCGAGGTACCCGGCTCCAGTCTGAAGGGCCTTCGCCCACTCGTTGTGCGTGACCTCGAACACCTCGGCGTCGTGGCCAGGGGTGAGGACGTCATCGAAGGCCTGCTTGATGGCGGGCAGGTGGCTCCGGATGCCGGTGAATCCGACGAAGACGATGCGAGTCGAGTTGTTCTGGGTCATGCGTGGGCTCCACTCAGGGATCGGATGGCTCCGACGGTGGCGACAGCGTCCATCATCGAGGTGCGGATGCGCGCGGCGGCAGTCGGGCCGGTGGGCGCTACGGGGGGCAGGGCGGGCTCCAGCAGGAACGTGTTGGCCATGTGGCGGAAACCGACCGGGTCCGCCGTCTCCGCGGTGAGGAGCTGCCCCAGCTCGGGGAAGTGGTGTCGGATGAGGTCGCGCTCGTGCTCGGACGTCACGGCCAAAGCCGGAGACGCGTCGCTGATTCCGAGCTGCCGAAGCCGCATCGCAGAAGCTCTGTCGAAGCTTCCCGCCGAGAGGGATCGGGCCTTGACGTCAGCCCACAGGCCGCTCGCGTCGTGTCGCACTCGCGTCTCAGGGTCGGCGGCCAGGCGGAGCAGGGTTGCGTCGTCCTCAGGAGCGAGGATGGCTGATCGGTCGCTGAAGCGGATGGCCAGGTCCCTTCCTGTGACGATGATGGCGACGTCGAGAACGATGTCGACTCCGGCGCCTTCGGGTCGGAAGGCGTCCACCGCCACCCAGGCCAGCTGCATCATTCTGAGTCTCCCGACGTTGTTCGCAACAGCTCTTACTGTAGCATATTGCCTAGTAAGGTTCTCGGTTCCCAGGGAACCATCTGACAGAGGCTTCCCCTCGGCTAGGACGCACGCGTGACACACAACGACTCCCCCACCTCGGTTCGCCTCCTGGATGATCGGGACGCCGCCGACCAGCTCGCCGCCGAGGAGGTCCCCTGGGGGCCCCTGTTCCGATCCGGCCCGGACGTTGGCCTCATGACGCTCGCCACGATCGGGGCCTTGGTCGTGGCCATTTCGACTGGGACCGGGCACGGCCCCCTTGTCCTGGTGAGCTGGATCACGCTCGCCATCGGCGGCGGCGTGCTGGCCGTTGTCGACGCGCGAACCATGCGCTTGCCCTTCATTCTCACGGCTCCGCTCGTCGTCACAGAGGCAGCCATCGCCGTCGTCGCTGCCGTCACATCAGGGGACCCGGTTCGTGATCTCGGCTGGACCGCACTCGGGGCAGGGGTGGCGTTCGCGGCGACCTTCGCCCTCGCGTGGAGCGGCAAGCTCGGACTCGGTGACGTCCCGCTGGCCGTCGCGATCACGCTCTCCCTCGGGATGGTCGGGCCGCACGCTGTGCTCGCTGCCCTCATCGTCTTGCCCGGTCTGGCGGCCGTCGCCCTGGCGCCGGTGTACTTCGCCTACCGAAAACTGCGCGGCGACCTGGTTGCCGTGCCCTTCGGGCCCTTCCTCATCGTCGGCGCCGTCGCGGCAATGGCCTTCCAAGAGCCCATCGCTCGCTACCTGATGCTCTAGTCGACGACGAAGAAGGCCCCCACCATCCGGTGGGGGCCTTCTTCGTGCGACGCGGTAGGGCTAGATGCCCCAGAGCGAGTCGAAGAGACCGCCCCAGCTCGCGGCGACGAGGCCGATCGCCGCGACACCGAGGACGATGAAGCGGGTCTTCTTGTTGTTGCGGGTGCCGGACTTCGTCTTGGCCATGGTTCCTCCATCCCCCAGGGGGGTCGATCCCCTTCCGGGGAGGTGACTGAGATGCCGAGCTGGTCGGCGTGCTTGTTAGTGTAGCAGGTTGGAACTGCTACGCACTCATTAGCTTGGGGAGAAGTGCACCATCGAGTAGATGATGCCTCCTGCCTGATAGAGCGCGAGGGCTCCGAGGAGGATTGCCGCCAGGATCACCCCTCGTGCAGCGAGGCTGCGGCCACGTCGCTTCACGTAGGTCAGCCCGTACAGCAGGGTCAGAAGCGAGATGCCAACGACTCCTCGGATGACCATCGCCGGACCGAATCCGATGGCTTGGCCGAGCTGGTCGAGCCAGGCGTTGCCCTCCGTGGCGCTGCCATAGACCTCGATGACGATGAAGGTGCAGACCGCGTCGATGAGCGTGCAGAAGACCGCCGAGATGTACGCGGTGTTGATGATCCCGCGACTTGGCATGGCCGCCTCGGGACGCCGCCGCCGTGACGCCTTTCCTCGTGCACGTGGGTGCACCCCGGTCGAATCAGTCACTTGCAGCCTTTCGTCGGGGAGTGCGCACTGCATGCCCGGTGGCATACATGGCAGCGGTGGCCGTCATGTTGGCGGCCTGGCCGATCGCCACCCAGCTGTCTTGACCTTCGTGCTGGGCTCGCATGGCCTCGACCTGCTCGCGCTTGGCGATCGCGAGCTGTCGCTCCAGCTCGACCCTGGACGCGGTCGCCGCCCTGGTTCTGTTGCGGCGCAGCTCGACTGCGGCCAGGGCGGGCGAGGGCACCGTGACGGGCTCGGGGTCACCGCTGGTCGGAGGGTCGCCCGGTGGGCGCTCTTCCGATCGTGCGATCTGGTCGGTTTTCATGCGAACCCCCGCTAGGCCGCCTGTCGCGGCTCTTCGTGATACATGTCGGCGATCTTCGAGAAGTGCCCCATGAAGGCCAGCGGGACGGTTCCCGTCGGCCCATTGCGGTGCTTGGAGATGATGAAGTCAACCTCGCCTGCACGCTCCGTCTCGGGATTGTGCATGTCCTCGCGGTGCAGCAGGATCACCGTGTCGGCGTCCTGCTCCAGCTGGCCAGACTCACGCAAGTCGGAGGTCTGGGGGCGCTTGTCGGCCCGCTGCTCGGAGCCTCGGTTGAGCTGGGCGACGGCGATGATGACCAGACCCGTCGCCAGGGCGAGGCGCTTGGTGAGCTTCGACACCTCGGCCATCTCCTCCTGGCGGCCGCCACCACGCTTGGTCACTGCGAGGCAGTTGACGAGCTGGATGTAGTCGATGGCGATGACGCGCACGCCGTGGCGTCGGTGCATCTGCTTCGCCTTGGCGATGATCTCGGCGATGTCGCTGTCGGTCGAGTCGTCCACGAAGAGGTCGGCAGCCATGATCTCCTTGATCTTGTTGATCAGGCGCTCCTTGTCGCCATCCGAGAGGCGGCGGCTGTTCAGCACGTCGAGGGCGATGTTGGCGCGGCTCGCCAGAAGGCGCACGGCCAGCTCGCTCCCGGACATCTCTCGCGAGAAGAAGGCCACGGGGACGCCCCTGTCGATTGCGAGGTGGGACAGGATGTTCAGGGCCGCGACGGACTTGCCGGTAGCGGGGCGCGCTGCGATGACGACCATCTGGCCGCCGCGCATGCCTCCACCCATTTTCTCGTCGATGTCGCGGTAGCCGGTGGGGAACATCTCCGTCTGCTGCGGGTTGGTGATCTCCTGGTAGGCCTTGTTCAGGACGGCGTCGAGGTTGGTGTAGTCCTCGGGGGCAGCATGCGAGTTGAGGTTGTCGAAGTCGCCGCTGAGCTTGGCGAGGAGCTGCTGCATCTCGGTGCCGTCGCCTCCCGCGTATTTGAGCTGCTCGGTCGCCGACTCCAGAAGCGAGGCAGTGGTCCGCGAGACCCAGGTCATGCGGAGGTCCTTCAGGATGCTGGGCAGCTGCGCCACGGGCGCGTTGTCGTTCAGCAGCTCGGACAGGAAACGGACGCCTCCGGCGGTGGCGAGATTGCCGCCCGCCTCCAGCTCGCGCGCCAGGACGGCGCTCTTGATTCCGGACTCTCCCGCTGTCTGCTTGGCGAGGAGGACGTCGAAGATGAGTCGGTGCGCGGGCTCGGTGAGCCACTCGGGGCGGAGGCCCTCCATGACGTCGCGGAAGCCGTCCTCGGAGTAGATCGCAGTCGCGAGTGCGATGCGTTCGTACACCGGGTTGCTGGACGCGCTCATGCGGCCTCACTTTCTATGCCGTAGCAGTGCTTTTAGACTAGCAGGTTGCCATTTGGTCCCGCAGGCCAGTTTGACACAGATAGCAGTAGTCGCAAAACGCTATACTAAGCATAGACGCATCCACCGACATCGAGGAGACCCGTGCCCGCCAAAGCGACCTCCACCAACCCCGGCAGCTTCTCGCTCGTGCACATCAGCACCATGGGGGCCGAGCGGCATTCGAGCGGGCTCACGACCCTGGATGTGAAGGGCCCGGACGGCGAGGTCATCGGGCAGGTCTTCAGCGCCTACCCGCCCGGCCCGCGCCCGATGAGCGGGCGCGACGCGTACGTCATGTGGTGGGGCTCCAGAGACGCTGGAGGAACCGTCCTCCACGAACCGGGGCCAGGGCACATCCAGTACTACCTGGCCGCAGCCTTGGCCAAGCGGCATCAGGCGCTCGCGCGAGGCGTCCGCCCGGCGGACAGCTACGTCGGAGACGTAGCCGCCTAGCTGGCCGCCCGGGCTGGTGCGCGCGAACCGGAAACGGCGACAGGGCGCCCCCGGCCCGCGATGGTCTGCTCGCGCTGAGTCTCTCTGGCCAGCGCGGAGCCCATGCCAGCCCAGTGGTCCGCAGCGTCGTTCAGCGGGTGCTTCCCCCGCGCGTGTCCCTTGACCCACTCCAGCCGCACTGGGGCCAGGCCAGAGTCGGCCCTGATGAGCTGGAGGCGGCGCAGGGCCTTGACCTGGATGAGGTTCTTCACGGGGCTGCCGGACGCCGTCCGCCACCCCTTCTGCTCCCAGCCCCTGACCCACTTCGAGTAGACGTTGATGGCGTACTCGCTGTCGGCCAGGATCGTCAGGTCCTCGACGGTGATGTGCTCGCGCAGGGCTCGCAGGAGTGCTTCCAGCTCCGCGACCTGGTTCGTCCCGGACGGGATCGACCCGTACTGATAGTCGCCGTGCTCGGTGACCCAGGCCCAGCCACTCGGGCCGCCGGGGTTCTTCAGGCAGGAGCCGTCCGTGCCGATCGTCAGTGATGTGCTCATGCTGCCAGGGGTCCTGCCTCGTCGTGGATGATGATGCCCATCTCGGCCCCGAGGGCTTCGAGGGAGGCGGTGTCGTCGCCGTTGATCTTCTTCACGTTCGCCATCCCCGTGATGACGCGTCGAATGACGCGCTCCTCGATCGTGTCGACTGCGAACGGGTAGTAGGCAAGCGCGGCCTCGCCATTGCGCTGCGTCCGCCCCTCGATCTGAAGAGCCGGGGTGGGGGCCCATCGGGGCTCCGCGACAACGAGCGCGCGGGGCGTGGCGGTCCCACCGACGGCACTCTCGTTCGCGTGGAGGGAGAACCCTTCGGGAGGGGTGAAGAGGATGACCTGGTTGGCCCCGCGCTGGAAGGCGAGCCGCTGCTCCTCGCGCTGCGTGTCGCCGCCGAGGTAGAGGGCGGCGTCGATCTTGCGAGCATGGAGGCCGTCGTTGATCGCCTCGACCGTCCCGCGGAACTCGCAGTTAACGGCGACCTGGAGGTCGTTGTCGAGGAGGGTGCTGATGAAGTCGACTGTCTGCGCAGCGCGGAGGAGCCCGGCCTTCTGGCGGTAGCGGACCTGGGCCGCCCGCGCGGCCATTTTGCGGCGTCCGGCGTCGGCGGCAGACTGCGGGCGGCGGCGCTTCCCGGAGCTGGCTCGCGTGAGGCCCAGTTCCGCCATGGCGTTGAGGAACTCTTCCCACGCCTCCTCGTAGGCGTCGCGCTGGAGGCCGTCGAACTCGATCGGCACCCTGTTCCGCTGCTGGACCGGCCAGCCGTCGGGCACGCGGCGCAGAGCCCAGTTCGTGGGCCCAGTGCCGTAGATCATCTTGTGCATGACGTCGAGGTCGCGGGAGTTGCTCGTCCACTTCAGCTTGTCGAACTTGTCGACCTTGACCTTGATCCCGCGGTCTGCGCACCAGGCTGCGTACTCCGCGGCCTCCATCGTCGCCTGCGGGCGCTCGCCCGCACTGTAGGCAAGCCCGCGGTGGAGGTAGGCGAGCTTCGATGGGTCTGCACCGGCGGTGGCGGTGAGTCGCAGGGAGAGGGCCGGTCGAGAGCCCGCCGGGCCCGCGATGACACGCTCGATGGCGGACGTCCTCTGGGCCATCGGATTGCTGAGGAGGTGACTCTCGTCTGTGACGACGATGTCCCACGCCACGCGAGGGAGGCCCCGCCGCGCCCAGTCGCGGTTGAGGGTGGCGGGGCTCGATTGCGTGGGCTTGCCTGTCTTTGGGCTGAGCCGGAGGGGTGGCTTGTGGAGCAGATTCTTGGCCGAGTCGTAGTTGATGAGGGCCCACCGCTTGCCGCCGTCGCCCATGCCCTTCAGGTGGAGGCGCCAGTTGGCCACGACGGATAGTGGGGCGATGACGAGGATGTTCTGAGCGGGCATCGCTTTCAGGGCGGCGATGGCCGTCACCGTCTTGCCGACGCCCGTGTCGCTGCCGATGAGCACCTCGGGAGCGCCTGCCTTGAAGGCGCGCAGCACGGTGTTGCGGTCCTCGATCTGGTCGGGGCGCAGGGTGAAGTCGCCGTTGTCGAGAGTGGCCGCCCGGGAACCGGGCCCTGCGCCAGCGAGGTCGGCCTCGATGTAGGCCTCCCACGAGTAGACGGGAGCCTCGAAGCGCTTCAGGGAAGCGGGGAGGCTTTTGCCGACGTAGACCCAGCCGTAGCCCGTGTGGAAGCGTGCGCCACCCCAGCTGGCGGCTTGCCGCTCCTCGAAGGGCACTTTGAGAACGAAGGCCTGTTCGCCCGCGGCCGCGTTGACGACAGGGTGCTGCGTGCGGGGTGCGGCGGCCGCCTTGGGCTTCGGCTTGGGGCGAGCGGTAGCGGCTGAAGCCTTGGTCGCGGCCGCCTTCGGCGTGACGCCTCGCTTGGCGAGGGGCTTGCCGCCCTTCGGTGTCGTTCTCTTAGCCACGGTTCCTCCAGTCTTTAGAGTAGCTGGTTGTCGGGAGAGGGGCTGTTGAAATGCGGCGGCCTACTGGGCGAATGCAGCGAGCCAGCCAGTGGCGGCTACGTCACCGTTTCCGAGGAACGCGACGGCCACCGGCTCGCCGACCCCCTGGACCTTCACGCTCTGGCCGGGCTTGCTGCGCTGCCACGAGGGCGTCTGACGGGCGGGCTGGTTGAGCACGAAGACCTGCGACTTCTCGGGTGCGTTGATGCGGACGCTGAGGTCGCGACCCGTCGCCTTGTGAGAGACGCGCAGCGTCGGCCCCGGCGTGCCTCGACGCTCCTCGTATCCGGCGCGGACCTTGCCCTCGGGAAGCTTGTTCCCGGCGGCAGCCTCGGCGGCGCGGAGGATGCGCCCCTCGCCCCGCTTCGGCCCGAGTGCGTGCCAGCGCACGCGCTTGCCGAGGTCGGCGGCGACGACGCAGGACCACGTCGGAATGGTCCCGTACGTCCCCTGCGCAGCGATCCAGGCGAGGTACCTCGGGCTGGAGTCGAGCGGGTTGTAGAGGAGGCCCTTCTGGATGCCCGCCACGACTGATCGCCCCCCGACGAAGACGTCGGACTTCACCGCGGCGAGCCAGAGGGCCGCACGGACGACGTCGGCGCCTCCGCAGTCGACGAGGCCGTTCCTGTTGTGCTCGATGGAGCGAGTCTTGCCTGATTCCGTGGGGATGGCACGAAGGATGGCAGCGCGCTGCTCGTTGTTCTGCGGGGCGCTGAGATTGCGGAAGGTGCCGAGGTTGGAGATGGCGTCGATCAAGTGGCGCTCGGCCTGCTCGGCCCGCGTGGGCAAGATCGTGACCGCCTGGATGGCGCGGCGGAGGTCGATGGCGTCGCTGACGTTGATCATCATGCGCGAGGTGAGGGTCCCGAGTCGCGTTGGGACCAGGACGGGAAGGGGCTTGTCCTCGGGTCGCTCCAGCTTGGTGAAGCCGTACTGGTCGAGCCGCTCCATCGCTTCGTTGATCGCCTGATCCGTCCGCGAGCCCTGGTGGTAGGCCAGCGTCTGCCTCCACCAGGCGCGTGCGTCGTCCTCCGACTTGATGCGACCCTGCACGATCTCGCCGAGAAGGTGGTCGTTCAGCGTCGCGAGGATGCGGGACGTGACGGTGTAGCCGTCGGCGAGGCGCTGGCGCCAGACGGCGGTCTCGTCGCTCTGGGTGATGATGTAGGCGAAGCCCTCGGACTCCTTGCCCGCGCGCCCGGCTCGGCCGACCATCTGCTGGATCATCGACACCTCCATCATCGTGGGGCCGATGCTGGTGTCGCGGACGACGACCGCGCGAGCTGGCGTGTTCACTCCAGCGGCCATGGTGCTGGTGGCGACAAGGACGTCGAACTCGCGATTGCGGAACTTCTCCTCGGCGAGGTGGCGGTGGGGCCAGTCGCTGTAGTGGATGCCGACGCGGGCCGCGTGCGCCACCTCCGCGACCCCCTCGATGTCGTTGGGGTCGATGCCGTGGACGTCCTGGCCTCGGTCGCGGGCGATGTCGAGGGCCTGCGCCCGGATGCTGAACTTGGAGCCGCAGAACACCAGCGTGGAGCCGGAGAGGCTGCTGATCTCACGGACGATGTGCGTTGCCGAGGCGGTCCGGTACCGCTGGAGTTCCTCGCGGTCGGCCGTGGGGACCGTGAGGACCTGCTGGCTGAGGCGAGTGGGGCGCCAGGCGATGCGCACGAGCTTGGCGTCGAGCCACTCGGCCACTTCGGCGGCGTTCGCCACGGTGGCCGAGAGCCCGACCAGCTTGACGTTGCTCGTCTGGCGGATGCGGGCGAGGAGGGCTTCCAGGGTGGCGCCACGCCCCTGCTCGCCCAGTAGGTGAATCTCGTCGACGACGACGGTGCCGACGCGGGCGATGACCTCGGCGAGACTCGCGGACCGGCAGAGGGCCTCGAACTTCTCGGTGGTGGCCACGAGCAGGTCGGCTTCAGCGATCGCTGCCTGGTCCGCGGCGAACTCGCCGGACAGGCGCTCGACCTTCAGGCCCTGCTGCCTCCACAGTTCGAGGTCACGGTCGAGTTCTGCGGTGAGGGATCGCTGCGGGACGAGCCAGGCCGCCGCGCCGCCGCGATTCTTGATCTCGTTCAGGGCGGCCGTCATGCCGATGACGGTCTTGCCCGCGCCGGTTGGGGCGACGACCATGACGGAGCCGTCGTCGAGGATGGCGGGCAGGGCCTCCGCCTGAGCCGGGTTGAACGTGGGGTATGGCAGGAGCGGCACCCAGTCGAGCGGGACGAGCTGTTCCGCCGGGGTGTAGATCGGGTTGGTGTCGGGTGGCGTCTGGAGGTTGCTCCAGGAGGCTTCGAATGCGGTGCGCGAGTTGGCGGCAAACGCGGGGTCGAAGAACTGGCCGATCAGGCGGCCGCCCATCTGCGCCACGGGCAGGGTGCACTCGGGCTCGATCGCCTCACGCTTCCGGGACATGAAGACGTGCTCGGTCTCCATCCAGTGCTGCGCGAGGATGACCTCGGCGCCCCGCGCTCGGATCGCGTCGGCCACCCCTTCGGCGCCCCATTTGGCGGCCATGATGACGCGGTCGCCGGGGCCGAAGAGCTGCGCATCCTCGGCGGTGAGCCGGTCCGAGCGGGTCACGCGGGGCAGCTGGGGGGCGGGGGCGAAGAGGTCGAGCGTCACTCCGTTAGTGTAGCAGGTTGTGACTACTGGCTCGCCAGGCTGAGGCCCTGCTGGAGGCCTTGACGGGTGAGGTCGAGCATGACCCGGGTGTCGCCCTCTCGGTCAGCGCGTCCATCCGTGGGGTCGAGGGCCGCCATGCTGATGAGGCGCTTTCGCTCGCGGGTCCAGTAGATGGGCACGTCGATCGACTCAGCGAGGACTGCGTTTCGGATGGTCACGGGCCGATCCTGGCCGATTCGCCAGATGCGCCCCTCCATCTGAATCTCGTCTCCGGGCACCCAGATTTGCTCGGCCAGGATCATCTCAGCGCAGGCAAGGCCCGCGCCGGTAAGGCTCTGCTTGCAGAGCGTGTGGCCCGTCTTGCCTGCCTCGATGCTGACGACGAGGACGGGGTGCGCTTCGACTGGGGATTCGTTGAAGAGGCGCTTGTCGCGCTCGATCTCGGCGCGGCTCATGCCTCCCTGGATGCGGATTCCGGAGAACTGGGAGGCGTAGAGGTCGACGACGTCGCGGTGGTGGGCGGCGATGACGACCTTCTCCCCCGCAGCGACCAGCTCGTGCGTCTTGGCGAGGATCGTCGGGAGCTTCACTCGGGCCGCAGCCTGGCGCAACTCACCGATGCGCTTCAGGTGCTTGGCGCCGTCCTTCCGGAGCGCGTCGACCGCCTTCGCGCTGTCAGGGCTCACCTGGAGGCGTCGCGCGATCTCGCGGGCGGCGTCGGCGAGATGCGCGCGCGTCTCCTGCTCGACGCGGCGGTACTCGTTCATGGCTGCCGTGTTGGGGGTGATCGTCCAGGGCTCCCGCTTGCCCGATTGGTCGTAGTACTCGACCCCGTCGACGAACATCGGCGGGAGCGTCCCGTTCTCGACCATGAACTCTTTGGTCCGTCGGAGGTAGTGGCCACTTGCCCGCAGGCGGGTGTTCAGCTCGATGAGGTTGCTGGCGCCCTCGTAGGTCCGCTGCATGCCGTCGCCCTTGGGGCCCCGGCCACGACCGACGAACGTGTCCGTGGGTCCGCAGTACCGCTCTTTGAACATGACTGGGCCGCCGAAGAGGTGGTCGACCCCCATCATTTCCAGGAGCGCGAGCATCTCGATCGGGGCGTTCACGATGGGCGTGCCGGTGAGGACGATGACGAGGCCGTCCTTCGCCTTGCGACTCGTGACCGACCTCGCCACCACCTGCGCCCCTGTCGCCCGCGCCGTCCCGCCTACGAGCTTGGTCTCAGCCTCTGTTCCGAACGTGTTCTCGCCGGTCTTGACGGTCTTCGTGGTCGTCTTCTTCCGCTGGACGCCCGACTTGCCGTAGTGGCCCTCGTCGATGATGAGGGCTTCCGGCTTCCAGTCCGCCAGAGTCTCCGCCCAGGCGGATACGACGGCCCAGCCGACGATCACGATGTCGACGTTGGGCGAGATGGGCTCCGGTGACGCGCCCTCGGCGATATGCCCGGTGAAGGTGCCGAAGTCGAAGTGCGCGATCGTCTCGGAGAGCCAGTTGGCGGTGAGGGATGAGGGGCAGACCACCACGGTGCGCCCGACCTCTTGCCCGGCGATCCGGAGGGCGGCCAGCGACTCCAGGGTCTTCCCCAGCCCGGGCTCGTCTGCGATGAGCACGGTGCGAAAGCGCTCGACGACCGTAACGGCCACCTCTTGCTGCTTCATCAGGGGTGTCACGAGGCCGGTGATCGAGGGCGGGTCGGCCGTCTCGGTCGAGCGCGACAAGGTGAAGGCATCAAGCTCGGCGACCCATCGTGCGTCCGCGATCTCGCGCACCTCGGCGTCGACTCGGAGGGAGTGTGCATCGGCCCAGTTGGTGACCGCCTGCGCGTCCATGAAGGGGACAGTCCAGTAGTGGCGGCCGTGCTCGACGCGAGCGAAAGCAGTCGGCACCGTCCGCGTGAGGTCGGGAGTGTTGATGTCGCAGGCGACGTGCAGGACGCCCCTGCTGACGCGCACATGTGGTGCTGACACCATCTCGTCGGCGAAGGCTCGAAGCTCGTCCGTCACCTGGGCGCCGTTCGCGAGGTAGTAGGCCACCACGCGCGGGGCGGCCTCGGCGTTGAGGCGCCAGGCCCCCTTCATGTTCATCGCGAACCCGAGGGCGCGCAGCTCCGTGGCGTCGGCCCCTCTGGGCAGTCGCGCCCAGACCTGCTTGTCCTCCAGCCAGGCGCCCACCCCAGTGAGCACCGTG